TATCTCCGTTTGTTACAGGTGTAACAGCATGAGGAAAACAAAAATTACTTGGAAACACCACTGCACTGCCAGCTTTAGGTGGAACTTTATATTGACCGTTAAAAAAAACAAAATCTCCACCGTTGTAATCTTCGTTTAAAATAAATGAAATTGTTAATACTCTTGGCCAAAGATCGCCATGATCAGTGTGTTCTTTGTATTCACCAGCCTCTGTGCCATAATATATTAAGTGCTGATAACCAGTATCTTCAGTGGTTAACCCAGTAGCAAAATAACGATGATCGTTTACATAGGTTTGTAATACTTTGTTTACAGCATCAAACAAATTTTTTTCATATTTATTATCTAAAGGATGCATGTAACATTTTCTAAAATTTGGTCCAAAGCCAGCTTCCAACTCATACTCTTCCTCGGCTTTTGTTGGTGCTTTTCTAAAAGAGTAATCTTTTGAACTTTCAATCATAGCTTTACACAAATCTATGTCTAACATATTTTCATAACAATGTATGTAATCACTCGTATTTAACATTATTTATAACCTTTCTTTTTCCAAAACATATTTTTATATCTATCAACCCATTCACTGTTTAAAAGACGCATAACTTTTCCATGCGCTTTTTCTAAATAAAAACCGCTCCACATTTTCCATGTCTCACGTTTAAAAGGTATAACCTGAACCATAGGCTCACCTTTTTTAATTAAAAACTGTTCATCTCTTTTATTTAGAACAAAGGGAAAATTTATTGCATTTATGTATGTGTCCGTATCCACTACTCCAGCAATAATATCAAAACGATTTTCTACTCTATTCATTGGTTTAATAAATAAACAACTGTATCCTGGCGGTGTTTTTATTAGCCATTTATTGTGAAATTTACCTGCGTTTTCTCCAGAAATTTTTTTCCATTCCTCTGGTAGTTGCGCTTGATTATGAAAGCCAAAATCGTCTTGCTGTAAATTAGCAGGTGTTACAGTAAAATCATCTTCAGTTGGATCTACTAAATAGTCTTGATCAAAAGGTATTATATAACCCATGGTCAAGGAATCTAAAAAAGGCATGCAGGTTTTAATTGTTTTTATGTGCAAATTACCATCTTTAAATCTTTGTAGTTTTTTAAATTCTTCAGGAATATATCTTGAGGCAGGTTTTGGATGTGGCCAAACCTCAATCATGTTTCCGTCTGTTGCACAAAATGTTATTTTTTTATCTATCATCTTCTACTAAATTAAAGGACATAGATCTTCTAATTTCTCCTTTGATTTTTGTCTTAAAAGGATAAACAGTGTGTTGTTGATTAGCTTGAAATAAATAGAAATCTCCAACCTCTGGAGTTATCCAATATATTTTTTTGTCGTAACCGATAAAACAAAGTTGCCCATCATGAAATTTATGTTTGTGTTTTACATCATTTATAAATTCTGGCACTTTTAAAAAAAGAACACAAGACCATCCCGCATTTGTAGGACCGTTGTGTGTATGCACGGGATTGTATTCACCCTCTCTCATGTCATTTATCCAGCAGCTTCTTATATAAGTTTTTATTCCTGGATTAGACAACAGTCCAAAATTATTTAAAGTCATTAAATAATCGTTAATAAAAAAATCAATTTTGTTATAAATTTTTAATGTAGGTAAAATATTTTTTATGTCTAATTCGGTATCAATTCTTCCTGCTAAGTCTTTACTCTCGCTTATTAAAGAGTTTTGATTTTTTTCATACTCATAATTAAGCTCATCTATCATCTCAATAGGCACTTCGTATTTTTTAATAATTGTTCCTGTTAATATTACTTTCATTTATCTCACCGTAATAGTTAAGTTTTTCACTATATTCACCTTTAAAATTTTGTAAAAAACAATTGGTTGAATACCTTACACCTTTTTCTATTTTATTTACTTCATGCACCCAATAATAATCTGCAGGAAAAATAAGAGCCTCTCCTTTTTTTAATTTTACCCTTACGTTGTTTCCCCAAAAACCAAAATCTCCCCCTTCGTAATTATCATTAAGATTAATTGTGCAGCTACCATATACACCTAAATTGTGATCAACGTGAGGATGTATTTGTGAACCCTCTTCATATTTTAATAATCTGTATTTATGTGGATATAAAAGAGTCAATCTTCTATGAACGTGAAACATTTTAAAACTATCCATGTAATCATGAAATAAATTTACCATCTGTTTTACTTTTTCATGAACTAAATTACATGCTTCGCTATCTTCTTCAAGTGTCTGTGCTAAAAAACTTGATGTTTGTCCAATACCTGTAAAAGCGTTAGCACATTCTTCTAAGTACGTTTTTGACTTATGAGAGTTGTATGTGTTTATTAAAAAGTCGCACTCCTCATCAGTTAATAAGTTTTCTTTTTTAAAAATTAATTTTTCTAATAATATCATTCTTTTTTCTGTCTCAATTTATAACATAAACTTGATGTCAAGAAAACAATTTTAAAAAATTCTGTTGCAGAACGAAAAAATATGCTTACATTAGGTTCTCACCAAAATTAACAATCACAGGAGATATTATGAGCGAACA